TAAAGCAAAAGCAATGAATAAAGACGTTCCTGTAACTATTATTTGGGACTCAGTTGCAGCTACATCACCTAAGGCAGAACTTGTTGGAGACTATGATAAAGAAAGTATTGGTCTGCAAGCTAGAGCTATATCTAAAGGTATGCGTAAGATTACAGGTGTAATTGCTAATCAAAAAGTTCTTATGGTTTGTCTTAACCAGATTAGAACTAAAGTTGGTGTATTATACGGTGACCCTACAACTACTCCAGGCGGAATGGCAATACCTTTTCATTCTTCAGTACGTATTAAACTAGGAGCAGGTTCACAAATCGTTAATAAAGATAAAGAGCCAATTGGAATCAATGTTTCTGCGAAAACTATCAAAAACAAAGTATCAGCTCCGTTTAGAACTTGTAACTTTGAGATTCACTTTGGTAAAGGTGTTAAAGAGCATGAACAAGTATTTGACTTGCTTAGAAAACATGGATCAGAGATGATTGATGGACATGAAGTAGAAGTAAGTGGAACAGGTGCTTGGAAGAATTTAACTGTTGTTTCTCCTAAAGGCGAAGTAGTAGTAGAAAAGAAATTCTATAAATCAGACTTTAATGAGTTGATTGATGATAAGTTACATGGTCCCTGGATTGATAAATTGTTAGAAAAAGCAATGATTAGAAAGAACCAGACAGAAGACCCAGATATTGATGCAGAAAGCTACACAGAAGTTAAAGCTGTTGCAGAAGAAATTATGGACATGCATGAAGATGCATTTAAACAACTAGCATAGGAAATAAATGGAAAAGCCTGAAATTTATATTGATGGCTTAAACGTTTTCATGCGACACTTTGCTGCCAATCCTTCTAAGTCTTTAAACGGACAGTTGTGTGGTGGCATTTTTGGAATGCTTAAGAATATACAGACGTTATCTGAAAAGTTTAAGCCTTCCAAAATTGTCGTTGCATGGGAAGGTGGCGGCTCTCTTAGAAGAAGAAACATTGATCCAAATTATAAAATGGGTCGACGTCCTATAAAACTTAATAGAAGTGAATATAACCAAGATATACCAGAAACTGTTGATGACAGAAACTGGCAGCTAAAAACTCTTGTTAATATTCTTTACAAAACTCCTGTAACGCAAGTCTATGTCGATGATTGTGAAGCAGACGATGTAATTTCTTATTTAGTAAAAACAAAAAAACAAAATATTAAAAAAATAATTGTGACCTCTGACAAAGACTATTATCAGTTAATCGATGACAACACTCAAATCTGGTCTCCAAACAAAAAACATTTGATTGATCAAAAATATGTAATAGAAAAATGGGGCATTTCTCCGACTAACTTTTGCGCTGCAAGATGTTTTGCTGGCGACCAAAGTGACGGTCTTAAAGGAGTTAAAGGTGCAGGATTCAAAGTGATGGCTAAAAGATTTCCAGATTTAAGTACGTGTAAAGAAATATCTTGTCTTGATATAATAAACATGTCAAACAAAGAAATTCAAAACGGAAGCAAATTAAAGCTTCATTCAAATATTATATTAGAAGAAAATAACATATTAAAAAACTGGAAGTTAATGTATCTTGACTCTGCTATGCTTAGTGCTAGCCAGATTAAGTCAATTGAATTTCAAATAGAAAATAAAGAAGAAAAAATTAATAAATTTGATCTATTAAAAATGTTAAACAAAGAAGGTTTGAATGGTTTCGATATTCATACTTTTTTATTAACTCTCAAAGCAATGATAAGGATTTAAAGTAAATGAGTGTAGAAAAAAACTTTTCAAAGTTTGGAAAACCATTCCAAGAAAAAGTGTTTCAAGGAATGCTGACAGACTCTATTTGGTCTGCACAGATGGTCGAAGTTGTTAATCCAGAATACTTTGATTTAAAATATCTAGGATATCTATGTGGAAAGTACTTTTCTTACTATAAGAAATATAAGACTTTTCCAACACTGACTATTCTTATTACAATTATCAAAGAAGATTTATCAAAATCTAAAGATGCAGTATTACGAGACCAAATAATAGAATATCTTCACAGGATGAAAACTAACCCAGATATTGGTGACCTTTCGTATGTTAAAGATAAGTCATTAGACTTCTGTAAGCGTCAAGCATTTAAAGAAGCACTAGAAAAAAGTGTTGAACTAATTCAAACTGAAAAGTATGAATCTGTACTTAACATTATGAAAGAAGCAGTCTCTGTAGGTATGCCTAATACGACAGGACATAACTTCTTCGAGGACATTGAAGCTAGATTTGTACAGATAGTAAGACAGGTATGTCCTACAGGTTTGACAAGACTAGATGCTCCTGATATCTTACGAGGAGGCTTAGGTCGAGGTGAGCTAGGCGTTATAGCAGCAAATACTGGTGTAGGTAAATCTCATTTCTTAGTTGATATGGGATGCTCAGCAATGAGAGCTGGCAAGAATGTTGTCCATTATACATTTGAATTATCAGAGCATGATGTTGGTAAAAGATATGATTCTAATCTCTGTGATATGCCAAGTAATGAAGTCATTGATAGAAAAGATGAAGTCGTTCAAAAGTACAAAGATATGGAATTAGGTGGATTAGTAATTAAAGAATATCCAACTGGATCTGCATCTGTTTTAACACTTAGAAATCATATTGAAAAACTTATTCTTAAAGGTTTTAAACCAAGCATTGTTATCGTTGACTACGCTGATGTTATGAAATCAAGCAGAGCTTTTGATTCGTTAAGACATGAATTAAAGCTAATCTACACTGAATTAAGAAATCTTTCAGGTGAACTTCAATTGCCTGTATGGACTGCATCGCAAGCTAATAAAGATGGCTCTAAATCTGAAGTTGTTGGTCTAGAAAACTTAGGCGAATCATACGGTAAGGCACAAGTTGCAGACGTTGTATTATCAATTAGTCGCAAGCCTATGGAAAAAAGTGAAGGTACAGGTCGTATCTTCGTTGCAAAGAATCGTGCAGGTCGAGATGGTTTGTTATTTCCAATTAACATTGATACTGCACGTTCTAAATTTAAGATAATCGATGAAAATCATCTAACTCTAAACGAAGCTGTTGCACAAGATGAAAGCAGCATGAAAAACAAACTAAGAGAAAAGTGGAAAGAAGTTAACCAAAAATGATTAATTTTTATTGCGACCATAATTTAAAAAATACATTACAAACAAACGAAGTAGAAAGTTATGCACCTGCTTATAACGGCGAAAGTGCAGGTCTAGATTTGTACAATAGCGGTCCTAGTGTTACAATTAAGTCTGTAAAAGATTTTACCTATCAAAATAAAGTTCTTATTCCAACAGGTTTGAGAATTATTGTACCAGAAGGATACGTAGCTCTAATACAAGAAAGAGGGTCAATTACAAAGACGCCTCTAAAGGTAAGAGCTGGTGTAATTGACCGAGGTTATACAGGGGAAATTTTTGTAAATGCAGTTAATGTTTCTCAAAATGAATATACTCTTCAACAACATCAGAAGTTACCATTTCAGCTTGTGGTTGTTAAATGCGACAATCATTTTCAAGAGATTAAAAAGCAAGAATACTTAAATCTAACGAGCGAAAATCTTAGGAAAGACGGTATCGTTGGAAGTTCTGATTAAAAAAGAGGTTAACATGAAAGAACAATTCTATGGTATTACTATAGACAAAGATCTAGATAATAATTTGACTGATTTTTCTTTAAAGTTGTTGGAAAATTATTACATGAAAAATAATGAAAGCTCACCCCAAGAAAGCTTTGCTAGAGCAGCTGTTGCATTTTCTAATGGTGATAAAGAGCTAGCACAGAGAGTATACAATTATGCTTCAAAGCAGTGGTTTATGTTTAGCTCACCTATTTTGTCAAATGCACCTGAACACGGCAAGACTTCTAAAGGTCTACCTATTTCTTGTTTTTTGTCTTATGTTGGTGATTCTATAGAAGGACTTATTGACCACTCTGACGAACTTAGATGGATGAGTATTAAAGGTGGCGGTGTAGGAGGACACTGGAGTGACGTAAGGTCAAATAGCGATATTGCACCTGGACCTATTCCTTTCTTAAAAACAGCAGACTCTGATATGACTGCATATAGACAAGGCAAGACTCGTAAAGGCAGCTACGCCGCTTATATGGATATAAGTCATCCGGACATTTTAGAATTCTTAAACATACGCGTTCCGACAGGTGGTGATGTTAATAGAAAGTGCTTTAACTTAAATAATGCAATTAACGTAACAGATAAATTTATGAATGCAGTTGTTGCTGGTGAAGAGTGGAACTTAATTGACCCTAATGACGGTTCTATTAGAGATACACATGATGCGCGAGGATTATGGCAACGCATTCTTCAGATAAGATTTAGAACTGGAGAGCCTTATATCAATTTTATTGATGAAGCTAACAAGCATTTACCACAATTTCAAAAAGATTTAAACCTCAGGATTCATGGCAGCAATCTTTGCAACGAAATCCATTTGGCAACTTCTAAAGAAAGAAGTGCAGTTTGTTGTCTAAGTTCTTTAAATTTAGAAAAGTACGATGAATGGAAAGACTCAACAATAGTTGAAGACTTAATTGAATTTCTAGATAATGTATTACAACACTTTGTAGACCATGCACCTGATCATCTTAAAAAAGCAAAGTTTTCTGCACATAGAGAAAGAAGCTTAGGTTTAGGAGCTATGGGTTTCCACTCATACTTACAGTCTAAGAATGTGCCGTTTGAATCTGTTGTTGCACAAACTTTAAATAAATCCATATTCATGAATATAAAAGAAAGAGCTAAACAGAAAACAATAGAGTTGGCTAGATTAAAAGGAGAATGTCCTGATGCAGAAGGACATGGAGTTAGAAATGCTCATCTTCTTGCAATTGCTCCTAATGCCAATAGTTCTATTATTGCAGGTACATCACCTTCAATTGAGCCTTGGAAGAGTAATGCATTTACTCATAGAACAAGAGTTGGTTCATATTTGGTTAAGAACCCTCACCTTGAAAAGCTAATTGATTCTTACGCAGAAAAAGAAAACATGAGTAAAGAGTGGGTAGCAAAACAATGGAAAACAATTATATTAAGTGAAGGCTCTGTACAAGACTTAGAGTGGATAGATGATTGGAACAAAGAAGTATTTAAAACAGCATTTGAATTGGATCAGCGATGGATTGTAGACCATGCTGGAGACAGACAAGAGTTTATTTGTCAAGGTCAGAGCGTTAATCTTTTCTTTCCAGCAGGTACTGATAAATCTTTTGTAAATGCAGTACATATTAGAGCTTGGAAAAAGAATTTAAAAGGACTATATTACTTAAGAACTAACGCTGGCGCAGCTGCTGAGAAAGTTAGCCAAAAAGTAGAAGCAAATAAATTACAAGATTTTGCAGATCCTGATGATTGTTTAAGTTGTCAAGGATAATTAATATTATACAAAGATTAAACGAAGGTTATACAAATGTCTTTATTAAAATACAATGAAACGTACAAGCCCTTCAAATATCCTTGGGCAATGGAAATTGCTGAGTCTCATGAGAAGATTCACTGGGGAAGTTGGGAGGCAAAACTACAAGAGGACGTTAATCAATGGAAAGGCGGCAAAGTTTCCTCTATAGAAAAAAATCATATTACACAGATTCTTCGATTATTTACACAATCTGATGTGCAAGTAGGCGGAAATTATTGTGATCTGTTTATTCCTAAATTTAAGAATAATGAAATTAGGAGTATGCTATTAAGCTTTGCAAATCGTGAAGGCACACATCAACGTAGCTATGCTCTATTAAATGATACGTTAGGTCTTCCTGAAGAAGAGTATAGTGCATTCTTAGAGTACAAAGAGATGAGTGACAAGATAGAGTTTATGCAGCAGAATGATGTATCTACTCGAAAAGGTCTAGGATTAGCATTAGCACAATCAGCATGTAATGAAGGTATGAGTCTTTTTTCTGCTTTCGTTATGCTTCTCAATTATCAGAGATACGGAAAGATGAAAGGAATGTGTGAGATTGTTGAGTGGTCTATTCGAGACGAAACAATGCATGTTCAAGGAATGACTAGACTATTTAGAGAATATGTTTCTGAACATCCTCGTGTAGTTAATGATGATTTTAAGAAATCTATCTATAAGATGTATCGAGAAGCTGTTAAGTTAGAGGATAAAGTTATTGATTTAGCTTATGAAATGGGTGCTATTGAAGGTCTAGACAAAGAAGAAGTAAAGCAATACATTAGATATCTTGCAGACAGACGTCTAATTCAATTAGGTCTTAAGCCTAATTTCAAAGTAAAAGAAAATCCTCTCAGCTGGTTAGACTGGATTATTAATGGGGATAGCTTTAAAAACTTCTTTGAAGGAACAGTAACAGATTACAATGCTGATGGTATGAGTGGTGAGGACTGGGGTTGGGAAAATATTGCATCTTAATTTATAAAATGCAAAAAAAACAGTTATAATAGAGACATAAAACAAAAAAGGTAATTAAATGTCAAAAGAAATATTATTTTTTAGTTCGAAGGCATGCGGGCCGTGCCGTATTTTAAAACAGAAATTAGATAAGAAAATTACAGAAAAATTAAATATTCGTATGCTTGATACTGAAACTGATACTAGTTTGTTTATTGAACATAAAGTAATGAGTGTACCAACTTTTATTAAATTAGTTGACGGTGTAGAAACAAATAGAAAATCAGGAAATAGAACAATCCAAGAATTAGAGGAGCTGTAATGCATTACATAACAGAAATTTCACCGCTTGTTAAAGAAATGGAACTTAGACAAGACCCAACAATTATTACAATTAACGATTTTACAGAAGAATCAGCTAAAAAGTTTCAAGATCAAATGAGTGTAGCTCAGAATAGTGGACAAAAGGTTGTCCCAATTGAAATTGATTCCTTTGGAGGACAAGTTTACTCCCTAATGTCAATGATTGCTGCAATTAAAGCATCAAGAATCCCAGTTGCTACTGTAGTTCAAGGCAAAGCTATGTCTTGTGGTGCTATTTTAGCATCGTTCGGTGCTGATGGCCTTAGATTTATGGACAAAGACGCAACTTTAATGATTCATGATGTATCAAGTTACGCTTTTGGAAAGATAGAAGATCTTAAGGCAGATGCAAGAGAAGCTGATAGATTAAACAAGAAAGTTTATACAATGATGGCAAGAAATTGTGGAAAGCCAGATGACTATTTTACAAAGCTAATCCATGACAAAGGCCATGCAGATTGGTTCTTGGATGCTAAAGAAGCTAAAAAGCATGGTCTTATCGATCATATTAGAATGCCAGAAATGAATATTAAAGTAACAGTAGATATTGATGTAGCTTAAGGAATAAAATGTTAGAACAATTTAAATTTATTAATAAAGATAGAGAATACGTTAAACAACTTCAAAAAGAAGTTGGTGCAAGTGTTGATGGCGTTTATGGCCCTGCAACTCATGCAGCTGCTAGAAAACATTATGACATGCCTATCATGTTTCATATGGGAAAAGTCATACCTATTGATGCACCTTGTGAAATAGATGTATCAGCATCGTTACATGAATTAGATGACGGTACTAAAAACTGGTATACAAGAAAGAAAGATCCTTCTTCTATCTGCGTTCATTGGGGAGGATTAAACACTAGACATTGTTATAATGTGTTTAACATGGCAAAAGGAAGACATGTATCTTCTCATTTTCTTATTGGCTTTAATCATAAAAGACAGTGTATGGAAATCCTTCAGTGTTTAGACACAGGACAAGTTGCATATCATGCTGGAAAATTCAATAAGCATTCTATTGGTATTGATATTTGTATGCATCCTGAAACTAAATATTGGGAGAAAACAAAAGGATGGTATCCAGACGCTTCATTAGAAGTATGCAAAATCCCGGATAGCAGAGTTAAAGGAAGAAAAATGGTTATGATTGGTGATGAATTAGCAAGCTTTAGCAGACGATTCTTAGAAGCTTTACGCTCTGCTGTAGAATTAGATCATAAACCTGTATGTGAAAGTTTAGATGTATTAAACGTAGAAGAAGCTAAGAAGTTTTCAATTGTAGGACATCACAATCTTTCAGCAAAGAAATGGGATGTTATTCCTTGGGCTGATAGATTATATTATAATTTAGATGAAGGACACTTTTCTTAATGACAGAATTAATTAACAAGAAAAATTTTTTATACGATGACAATATTGGCTCAGTAGAGTTGGTAGATTTTATGGGTGAAGACATTACGATTGTTAATTCAGCAAGAGTTTCATTTGGAGTTCATAAAAAAGAATTAGATGTTAAAGATAAGAAATTAATTAGTTATCTTATGAAGCACAAGCATACTTCTACATTAGAACATAATATTGCAACTTTTAGAATTAAAGTACCTTTATTTATAAGAAGCCAGCATCATAGACATAGAACGTGGTCTTATAATGAAATTTCAAGAAGATATACAGACTTTAATCTAGAATTTTATGCTCCTGATTCATTTAGAACACAGCACAAATCAAACAGACAGTCTTCAAACGTTGAAGAAAAGATTAATCCATCTTTAAGCTTTGAAGCTAGTTACACTTCAACTCCTCTAACTATGGATTGTAGTGAAGCAATTAAAGAACATCACAAGACGTCTGTAGAGCTTTTTGACAAGCTTTTAGAATCTGGTGTCTGTAAAGAGCAAGCAAGAGGAGTATTACCTCAAAATCTTTACACGGAGTATTATGCAACAGCTAATCTAAATAATATCTTGAAATTCATCAG